AGGAGTAGGGGCAGCATTAGGATCAAAACCACTGATGGGTTTCTTCTCGCCTTTAGGAGCAGCTTTCTTATCACCAGCAGCAGGAGTAGTACCTGCTTTATTACCTTCAATCAAAGATTTCATCCAATCTGCTTTCTGAATAACCTCAACCTCACCAGAAGCAACTGGGGTATCATCCATCTTGTACAGTCTACCAGCTTTCTCGTACACAGCACCACCGCCCTTAAGCTGATAGGTAGAGCTAATCTTCTTACCTGCTTCCAGAGTAGCAGTCATCTTAGAAGCTTCAGCAGCAGCCAATGCAGCAGGCTGAGCATAACCAGCAGCAGCTAGCTGACGAGCAATGCTAGCGTAAGCATTAGCAGAAGCAGTGGGATCAGTAGGATCAATACCCTGTAGTCCCTGGGAGATAATGCTGTTAACCTCAGACACCCTACGCAGGGCAGGATCTGATACCTCGAAGAAGCCACGTCCCTGGAATAGGTTAGCAATACCACGACCAAGTAGAGCACCTGACGTAGCAGCTAATCCTAGCTGAGGGTTCTGGAAGTTCTGATATTTCTGAATCTCTTGCTGAGCTAGCTGACGCTGCAAGTATTCAGGATCATTACCTAGTATCTGTTGTGCGCTAAGTCCCATGTCTATTCCTTAGAAATATCTGTCTTGTGCTGCAAGCATTGCAGTCTGTTGACTAAATGGGTTTGTACCATACGTAGCAGCAGTGCCTGGATTAAAACCAAAGAAACCACCTCCGCCACCGCCGCCTCCACCAAAGCCACCAGCAGCAGCTCCAATAGCAGCTTGCAAGAATGCTTGGTTAGCAGCGTTAGCCTGCTGTACACCCTGGTAGCGAGTATTAGCAGCCTGAGACATACCAGCACCAAGCAGCTGACCACCAGCAGCAGAGCCTTGAGTAACTAGACCACCAAGCTGTAGACCAAGATTGTAAGGATCTTGACCGAGCTGCTCGATACTCTGAACAGTACCAAGGGTAGACTGTAGAGGAGCAAGTGCCTGAGTAGGGATCGCATACTGTTGACCAAGGAGACTAGCACCAGTACCATACAGGCTAGTACCGAAGCCAATCTGCTGCTGTGCAGCCTGTTCAGCCTGGGCAGCTAGCTGGAGATCCTGAGTCCTACGAGCCTCTGCCAATGCACGAAGTTCAGGCTGACCGATGTCACCAACATTAAGACCAGCCCTACCACGTCCAAATACAGAGCTTGCAAGACGCTGCTCTTCACGTGCGCGGGTAGGCTCCAGGAGTGCCTGTTGCTGGGCTATATAACGCTGTCTGACAGCCTCTGGAGTCTCTCCCAAATACTGAGAACCTAGGTTAAAGGCCTGCTGAGCAGCAGCTCCTACAGGCGCAGCAGCCATCTGAGCTTCTTCAGCAGTGGTAGCAGCACCACCAGTCAAGCCCATCAGCCTGTCCTGCAGAGCCTTCAGCTCAGGGGCTATAGTGTAGCCACCAGAAGTAACTCGTGGTAGTCCAGTGACTGGATCAGTCTCAGTGGTAAACTGTGACGTACCAAACCTAGTGGTCATCCCTACAGGACGGAAGGCAGAAGAGATAGCAGCTAGACGAGCAGCTTCAGCTTGTTGCTGAGCAGCCTGATTAGCAGCAGCTCTGGTCTGATCCGCGCCAGTAAAGACATCTAATACGTTACCAACGATCTTACCCATTATAGACTCCTTGAGTATACTTTGTATACATTTCCATCATTTCCTTTGACAAACTGCAAGAATGTAAAACCTATTGTCTCACCAAACTTACCTAACTTCTCATTATCTACTAGTCCGTAGATAGGTACATTAAGTAAGTCCTGCAGTCTATCTAGGTTTCGTACATAGTCCTTCTTTACTTCGGAGGTCCACTTCCAAACATCAGTGTGTAACCAGAACAAATCGTTTGCGTACTCCAGGTACATAATGTATTCTGGACGCTGTACTACTGGTAACTTCAATTAAGTATGATAACCAGTAAATGTTAAGACAGCCTCAAGCTGACCACTTATAGATGCGGAGCCAGAGCCTTTAACAAATGTAACGCTACGAGCAGTAGGAGGAAGAACAATAGTAAAAGAATCTCGTGTACTCATTCCTGATCCACCATCAGTACCGTTACCCTCGTTACCGCCTCCAAGAATATAAGTATCAATAGTAGAACCACCAGAGTTTTTAATTTGTACTTCCATCCTTGCACCTGAGCTACCGCCCATATAAAAGTATCCAGTGCCTTGAATAAATACAGCATCACTAGGTAAAGTATAAGTAGTTCCGTCACCAATAGAAGTAGACAGTGCTGTATGGCTGAATGTAGGAATAGTTACTGCAGCGGTAGAAGCAGCGGTTAACTGGCCTTGAGCATTTACAGTAATCACAGGAATAGCAGAGCTAGATCCATAAGAACCAGCAGTAACTGCAGTATTTGCTAAACTAATAGTACGATCAGCAGCTAATGAACCACCGCCAGACAACCCAGTTCCTGCGCTAATAGCTCTTGTTTCGCTAACAAGTCCAGTGGTCCCAGTAGAAACAGCAGATGTTACAAACGCAGTTGTAGCAAGCTGGGTTGTGTTAGTTCCAGCAGAAGCAGTAGGTGCTGAAGGAGTACCAGTAAAGGTTGGGCTATTAATATCTGCTTTAGACGAAATAGCAGAAGCTACAGCAGTAAGCTCTGTGTCAATCTCAGTACCTTTAACTAGCTTATTACTGTTACCACTAGGTAGTGAATCTTTAGCAGTAAAGTTAGTGGCTTTCGTATAGTTACTCATATCTTATCCTTAGATAATAGTCTTACCTAGTTTAACACCTACGTCAATCTTCTGAATTGACAAAGGATTACCATTGATATCTGACTCAATGCCAATCTGCATCACAGCACCTGATCCACCTAGATTAGCAGTGAAACGATCAAGTACAATACCACCAGAGTATTCAGCAATGTTATACTCAGCAATACCGTATTCATATGCAGTTGCTGACTCTAAGTTAGTAGTTACAGATTTATAGTTATCAGTATAGTCAAAGCCATACTTAATAGCGATAGCCTGATTAGAACCACCAATAACAACAAAGCCAGCCTTCTTCAATACCTTAATGCTAGTTGGTTGATCAAAGTCAAAGTAGTTAGTAAAGTAACGCATACGATAACTAGATCCATTGTCATCATGTCCGTAATACTTACCAACATATCCAGCCTTACCAATCAAGAGTTCTTTAGCTACAGTAGTAGTAAACGCATGAGGTTCTATGCTATCCCAGATAGTAACACGAGCAGAGCCATCCTGCAGAGGGGCCCTGAGGTCAAAGCAATAGACAAACTTAGTAGCAGGCAAAGCAAGCAGATAGAACGCATCACGATCGTAGTACACTGCACGAATCTTAACAGTAGTTTCCGAGGCTACGTTAGCTACCAGCTCGTCTCGTACGTTCTTAGACAGGTCACGAAAGGGCAGAGACTTCTCTTGCACCACGCGCTGCAGGCTACGTACACCAGAGTCAGACAAAAAGATGATATCCGTACCAGTGTTAACGATAGAGTCCCTAGCTACGCAGCCTACGTTAGGTATGAAGTCAGCTAGCGTGAGCTCAGTGACATCAATCGGGTTAGCGTAGATAGCAATGTTGTTACGTCCGAAGATGATCAGGAAGCCGTTGTGAGCAGCCATGCCAATAATCTGGTCTGTGTTAGGAAACACTGCATTCAAGGACAAAGAACCTGAGTCACCGCCATCAAACTCAGAGCCATTAAGAAGCTGGCTGAAGTATACCGTCTGCTTGTCACCTACAATGTCAGCCATCCACATACGACCATAAGCAGCTAACACACAGTTAGGTTTAAAGTCAGTCGTAGCGTACCCAGGAGGTAAAGAACCTACGTCACCAAGTCGTTGAAAACCGTAACTGCCAGTATGCGCGTGAGGAGTGCTTCCTAGCTTATGAAATACTAATGTCTCATGACCAGCTTGAACTAGATAAGCATGTGGCAGTGCGTCCTGTCCGTCACCATACGGCAATGAAGCAGCTTGCCAATCATTACCAGAGATAGTATAAGATACGTCACCTGAGTTAGTAGAGTTACGAATAGTGTTAGTTACTAGTGTAGTAGTACCGACAAATAGCTTATTGTTGCCTCCAGAGATAAGCTTATTACCGTCAGTAGGATCAGCCATCTCAAACAGAAACTCGATGTTATTACTTCCAAGATCCGTGTTAGTAGCATTGACAGCATCCCATCCCCTACGTGAACCAATACGACCGTACCTATCAATCACACAATTTTGAGCAGTTAGAGCAAAGCCAGAGGACAACTGAATACTAGACTCCTGAGTATTTAAACCCAGGAAGCCAGGAGCAGCAATCGTAGCAGTAGCTAGAGGTTTAGCCATTAGTATGGAGTCCAGAGATTCTCGTCAGGATAACGACTATTCTCAATAGCGATATGGTCTGCCAATGAGGTCTGGTACAACTGGTAAGCTTCAGCACTGGTCATGCCAGAATCTTCACCGCGCTCAACCAAAGCTTTGGCATAGGCCAGGAAGATCACTGGCTCTGAAGGTACAGTAATCTTATCACTGTTAGCAGACAGAGCAGCCTGAGGCTTGATGATGTTAAAGTTAACATTATAGATAGCATTCGGAATAGGATACAGGTCAACCTGGGTATCACCGTTAGCGTCTACACCGTTAAAGTTATAGTAGGTAGGGAAGTCTTTCTGAGGAGTCTGGTTTAAGAACCACTCATCCATAGCCCTAGTAGGAGCGTACTCTAGAAAGTTATCCTTCTCTAGGCATAAGACATCCAAGACACGAAACCGTTGACCAGATCCAGTCATGACATAGTTAAACAAGTCAGGAGCAGTGGTAACAGTTAGGGTCTCTGATAGAGCATTCCAGTTGTATGCATCCTCTACCTGACGCTTGGCATCATTTACAAACTTGCTAATAAGCTTGGAGTAAGGAGTGTCAGTAACAGCAGTGACCTCGTTCTCGCGCAAGCGAACCAAGACTTCATTGACTAGATCTAGATAGTTCATTACCATTTCACCTTATCAGCCCAGTAAGCTGCAGACATCTTACCTTTAGCAATGTTAGCAGCATGACGAGCCTTAAAAGACTTCTGTCGTTTAGTAGGATCTTTGTCCCCAGTTACCCCTTGTTGTCCAAAGCGAATAGTCTTGACCTCGTCACCAGACTTAGCCACTACAACATGTGACTTAGTTGGATGGTTAGGAGTACGCTTAGGCTTGTTATAACCAGATACGCCAGCACGTTCAAG